CGATCATTGAGATGTTTCACCTTTTAGGATGTAGCTCATGTTAAGACCTTGAGGAAATTCATTGGCTCAGCGGCTCTGTTAACCATTCTACTGAGCGGCGCTAACTGATCTGATTTCGACATGACGTCGAAGACGAATCCGGTCAGCATGGCTTTCCCGTACATAGGATCTTCTGCTACATCAGCATAAGTCTTATATAATGCTTTATACACCGAGTACCGCTCGTGCAATTCGTTTTTGACGAGGAAGTTCTTCTTCCTCACGAGTTGCACAGCGTTAAGTGTCGCATTATATACTCTCTGCGATATTTCATTAATTGGTACGCTAAGATCAAGAGTCTTGCGTAGTAGTGTTGCGTATGCGCCGACACCCGGTAGCACCAATTGTTGTTCTACCTTAGTAGATTCTCTGTCTTCTTTGACCAGGTAATCCACATTAGCATCTGACTGCTCGGAAATCCCTCCGGCAACCCTATGCGTGTTTTTAATTCTTTTAGTTGTGCTTACATCAGTATTGTATATCTTGGATATGCGATTGAAGTAATCACAACGGAGTTTGGCAATTAAAGACATATTTCCTCCTCTCTCCTTGAAGTCGAGGAACCTGTCTTCCATGGCTTGGACTGCGTCTTTTAGGCTGATGGCTAGCCTTGACTCAATCCTCGAGTGCATCAGCGTAGCAATGCTACGTGCTAGATACTGTCCATAACCCTGTCTGGCGTGGTCAACACGCAGGAACTCAGCAATACCGCCAAAAGCGCACTTGGTGCGCTGTAGCCTGATACCAGTACGTTTTGCCTGGCGGAGTGCATTAGTAGCCACTCTGAAGTTATCCACGCCGATGACAACATCATCACCATTATGTAGCGACCTCGTTGTCGCAGTGACCCCGTCGAATAACTTCTTTGTGTATATGCAGTTTAAGACGGAGTTGACGTATGTCGTCAGCCTCCAACCTGACAACAATGTCCCCGAGGCGTTATAGGTAGTATTAGTACCCATATTGTCATGTATTATCATCTTATTGATTGACTGACTTGTCCACTCCAGCGCAGTGCGTTGATCAGGGTGGAGATAGTCACTATACACGTGCTTATATGCGTCGATGACTGCACGCATAGCCTCGGTCGAGTGTTGGCTGTTGAAGTCTTCAAAGTCAAGACAGAGCGGAACTTTGTACTCCAGAATCGCTGCTACGTGAGCATTGACATAACTAGGTCTGGCTTTATTGCCAACAGGAAATTGCTGCGGCAGTGTGTCCTCGCAGTTAAACATGCTGAAATGTGCCATTACATAAGAAGTCAGATCTGTGCCGTATATGGCACGTTGTTTGCCCCACTCATACTTAGTAGATGACCAGGCCTGTATCTCACGAGGTCTGTTACTAAAGTGCTGTAAGGGCAATTCTGGCATAGACGTTAGCGTGATGAACTTGTTCTTGAGTTCAGCCTGTTTGTTCACGTATTTCAGATCAGCACCGTATTGAGAATGTATACTGCCAGCTGCCGACCACTGCCATCGGGCCTGCCAAAACTCTTCCCAGCTTAGGCGTCGCGGCGCGGCCTGTTCCGATGATCTGGCACGTATAATTTGCACGGCGCTGTTATAAACTTGCTCATAACTCAGATTTGTTAGTTTCGGTGTAAGCCTGTTCTCCTTTTCAACCGCCCAATCGACGGAACCGGAGATTCGGTTCACGAGAACATCGAGTTCAAACAAAGACCTTAAGTCGTAGCCGACTAAGTTCTGATAAGACTTAGCCCTCACTGACAGCTTCTTGACACGTTTAATATAATCGCTCATGTTTTCCGCATCGAGGTAGTCGTGCGCAACAAATCTTGCAATTAGCTCCTGGTTGGCATTCGTCAGCCACAACATCATACCTCCAATAAATGACGTGGTTGCGTCAGGTGGCAATCTAAACGCATTAGCTGCTATCTTCTTCTGTTCTGGTGTAAGTTGTTCGAATATCTCTGAGGCTGTAAAATGTATGTGATGTTGGCCCGAGATCTTCGAAATTGGCAGCGTATGCAAAGTGGTTGCTGAATGATTTTGTGTTATGTTAGGCGGTCCTGCGCCCAAAAAGACATTGTCAATTGATGTGGGATCATTATAATAGAATTGGAAGTCACCTAAGAAGTGTCTTGATAACACTGCCAATATGGCGCTGGTCTTCGGATTAATTGCCTGATCCACAGTGTAATATACATAAGTCATGTGGACGCCAGGGACGAGTAGCGCGTTCACAGAGACGCCGAAGTAATCATAGACGACCTCACGCATCTGCGACCGCCCTGGCAGTGCGTCAATTAGTACATGCGTCGCATTGCCTACATCGGTAAGATACAAATTATCATATATGGTACGCTTCATCGCAACGGGTACGTAGCCATCACGCATACGTTGCTTCAACGTGGGTCTGTCTGGTGTGCTCGCTTCTGCATAAATTACACCGAGTGGCGGGCGGCATGCAGGGCGTGCGGTCATTCTGGCCACGACTGGTCGAGTTGATCCCTGTAAGGGTTTCGAGGCTTTGCTCTCTACCCTGCAGGTTCTACAGGTCCTATAGGACTCTCCGTGTGTACAGGCGGGTCCCACCTCTCCGTTATTGGTATCTTCTGACCCTCTGGCTTCGCGGGGGGTACTACCGACATGTCGATAGTAAAATCCTGCCTGATATCCTGTTTTTTGAACTCGCGAGCTTGGAAGGAAGTCGTGGCATAGCTGTATGGTGCGACGACTTTAAACTCGACTGGCTGTGCTCGCTTCGTAAGTTGTATGTATGGCCGTAGTGGTACATGTTTCTTCTGCCATACAGTTGCAACTATACAGGGCTTCTGGAAGATGGCACGCGAACCCGGTGTCGTCATCATGTTAAGGACATTCGGCAACACTTGGTGTTTAAGATCATCAGCTTCAGAATACATAATCTGGTAGTCAGGGTGCTTATTCGGGTCAAACGTGATGGACAGCGGTTCCACTATGCATTCACGGCTGGTCACACTTGGTGTGAACTCGCGGCCAGAGTGAGCCTCACGCAAGTGGACCTTATGTCCGAATAGCGCATAGACACTCGCTAGTGGCAATATCTGGTCGAGATCTAGGTACGCGGTCGTATCGTCTGTGTGGGGCAGTTCAATTACACCCTTAAGGTGTGACACCACTGATAGACTCCCCGACATGGTGCCAGCGACTAGACAACCCGATACAGGTGCCGCGAAACCAGACCACAGATCAGGTCCGGCGTCGCGACCTGAAACCGCACGATAACCCGGTAGCCTTTTAACCTCAGCCATGTGACTGACGTCAATATACATGCCACACCCATGAGACATACACGTGGCGTACTCATGCCCGGTCACGGTAGCCACGCAAGCCCCTTTAGCAGAGGGTGTTGTCAGCACAGCCAACGGCCCAGACATAGACTGATAAACAGTGCGCCAGTCAGTGCGTGATCGAGCCTCATTGTGATACAGAGCGTATAGTCCATACCACATGTAGTAATTAGTCATTGCAGACGTCATTAAGAAATTCCGAGGTGATCTGGCTTCTATATTAGTGAAGTCTTGGGCTGGTGCGTACGGCACGAAGGGCTCGCCTTCGATGTTTAAACGTACCCGGGCCCGTGTCGGTTGGAACTCAGCCACGACAACAACGATCTCTGCTTGCTGCCAGGCACATGCGGTCGCTGAAGACCATTGAGGCTGTACAGCGATCGAGCCTAGTGTTTCGAAAGCAGAAGCAAAAGCTTGGTCAACTCTATTTAGTTTGACGTAATCGATGATCCAACTCCACAGAGTATCAGGCCTGTCCCATGGCACATCAGCATAGTTTATACCTACCGAATAACCGCCGTTGACAGGGTCAAGCAGCAGTTCATAAGTATTTACTCCAGGCAGATTGATATCGAAGTTGAGACCCATACCTCTGCTTCTTCCGGCTGTGTGTGCTAAATAAAACTCTTCCTGATAACGCTGACCTGAATTATAGTGTAGCACGTACGGTCTGGTCCAGTAGTTTTCGCGATCACGAATGACCCAGGGGCTGTGGAAGAGGACTTCTTCGTCGACAGGCGGTCCTAGCTGCACCTCGTACGTGTGCTCTTGATATGACTGGTCTAACGGAACGGTACATTCTTCATCCTGGTATGGGCAGGTCTTGACTTTCAGTAACGAATCAGTATCACCATTCGCCCTGTACAATACCGCTTTGAGCCAGCTTATCAACATGTTCAATAGGAAGGCCTCGTGCGAATCATCTTGCGACATCTTCGCCAGGAGAGCAAAAGTGTCTTCTTTGACGATGCGTCTTTCGCTAGTTTTTCGCGAGAACTCCTCGAGCGCTAGCGTAGCATCGTAAATACCGTAATCATCGATAAATTTACGGTTGTAGCCGGAATAGCTTCTGTAGCTCGTTGCTACATGAGTCCTGACTTTCCTCCCGGCAAACTGAAAATCAGAACTTAGACTGATATCTGACTTGTAGTCTTGGCCCGCGGACAAAACAGAGACCACACTATTGTTCACAAGGGTGAAACGTCCATCTTTGATAAGAGGAGAGTAGTCCTTGGAATACTGGTAGTTGATCAAGTTCTTGACGAGGGCAGACTGCATTTCAGAAAGGTGAAAAGATCGGGGATTTGTTACCTG